GAGCCAGTCACTTAACGATCTCTCTGACATTTATGCTCGCCCGACCTCTCTTGTATCCCTCGTTAAAGGCTTTGGCTTTGATGCTGATATATGCGCGGTGTGCGATCCATAGGGTTATGCAATAAAACGCAAAGAAAATACCTTCATTGAACATCAGCGTTCACCCCGAATCGGTCGAGCCAATAAGCCGAGATTTCTTCTCTGCTTAATCGCCCTCTTACTGATTTTCTACCTAGCGACTCAATGGCATATCGGCGAATTATTTGGCCTTTGACGTAATTCTTACCATCAGACCAAGCGCCCGAAGTGCTATCAAATCGAATTACTGCTGGATTATTTATCACTTACGCTCCCGTTCTGTAATCCTTAAATGGATTTACGGGATAAATGTATTTAACTAAATGGATTTATACAAGAAGCAGCTCGGAGTGTCGCAGGTCTAAGAAGCCACAAAGCTTCTCCACTAGCCCTTTATTGGCATAATCGGTTTTGTCTGGAAGGGCCTTTAATTGCCACTCAGGCTCGTTTATAGCCCCTAAATCGAACTGATAGACCCCTTGTGGGGTGGAGTTAATATAAAGCGTTCTAGCGCCCGTTCTAGCCCTTATTTCGGCCAGATAATCCCACTTCTTCTTCTCAATCAATAAAGTGGGGTAATGGGTGCGGCGGCACTTCATTTCAATATAGGAGTCGCTGGTAATGCCGTCGTGGCGGTCGGTCGGTGAGACTGGCGTTAAGTCCGGATAAACCGACTTAAGCGCCTCGAATAGTTCCACCTCGCGAAGGTAAATTAGTCGTCTTCTTCCCAGTCATCGAGCGGATTTTTTATCGGGTCGCTCGGATCAACAATCCAATCGGGATAAGAGCTTCTATCCATCGCAAAGGCTAGAGCTGTGCCTTCGTCCATTCCGGCTTTGCGGCAAGCGTCATAGACTTCTTTGGCAGCGATAGCCCAAAAATCCAGTTTTGTAAGAATTGGCTCTTTCGTCGTTTTGCGACGTTTAGCCACCTTCTTGACTGGCTTCTTAACGCGTTTTCTTGTTGCCACTTCTAGCCACCTTTGCTGAGAGGGCTAATTCTAACTGAGACTCCATCTTGTCGAGGCGCGACACAATGGGGATATTCTCAAGTTTGATGATGTATCTCAGTCCGGCGATAAGTAAGCCGATCGATCCGAGAACGCTGGCGATAGTCGCGGCGAGGTCGGAGGCTGCCATTACTTAACTTTGCCGTAACGCTCGTAGTTGGGGTTAAGCCAGTTAATCACGGAAGGCAACACACTCACAAGTGCCGCATTGAGTATGTAGTCGGGTTGAAGTCCTACTGAGAGGTATGTCGAGAGAGCCGTCGCGACGAATGTTTTCGCCCACGTTCCCGCCATCAGTTTCAATTCTGCCATTTTGTCTGTCTCCTTCGAGGTCGAACCAGCTGCCGTCTTTGTCTCCCAAAGTTGTAAAGCTAATATGGAAGTGCGACCGGTGAGGGTTAGCACCTCTGTATTTTCTGCGCTTCCAATTCATAATGGGACTCATAATTTGCCCGTCGTAGATTATGTATTTAATCCGCTTATCGCCTCGCTTGGCGCATTTGCGAATCTTCTCCACAAGGGCATAAGCCTCCTCTTTGTGGGCATTGAGATCCGCATCAATGTCGAGAGCGCGAACTATTCCATCTTGCGGTATATGGTCCGAAGTGCCTTTCGCCAAATGACGAGCATCAGCAATCCAGCCATCAGACTTGCGGTCGCGATCAGGATAGTCGTCATCTATTTGCTCCCTTAATTGCTGACCGGCTTTGCAGAGCTTAGCCAAGACCTAGAGCCTTTAAATCGTTTTCTGTTAAACCCAATGCGGCCAATTTTGCTTCTGCTTTTGCTTTAGCTTCACTTGCCTCTGCTTCAGCTTTTATTTTTGCAGCATCTACTTTTGCAAAACCAGAATTAAATTCTTCTTTAGATAGCAAAACTTTGTTATCTTTCCAAATAATACTATCGTAATCATCTCCTGAAATTGTCCATTCTTGTTCAGGACAAAGCATCTCCAAAACTTGATAGCCTTTTGCCACTTTATGCTCCTATTTCAATCAAGGTTATTTGAGAAGTTGAACTAGAAACTTGAACTGTGATTGTTGTTGCAACATCATTTCTAAATTGCGTTTTATATGTTGTGGCAGAAGTCGTGTTTGGTGAATCTAAATAAGCAAAACTTGCTGTTGATAGATACAGAGGTTTGCTTGAATTTTCATAACCCATCGCGGAAATAAATCCAATTTGAGTCGCGCCGCGTAACAATTGTAAATTTACCTGAGCAGCCGCGTTACCAGCTTCTTTGACGACCCCGTTTTGCGCTACCAATACTAAAATTTTACTTGTCGTTGCCGATGGTGTGATTGTTGCAGTCAATCCTGTATCAACGTAACTGGTGCTTGTTGTTGAAGTGGAAGTGTTATAACTACTAGAAACCACTTGCAAAACTTTCCCCCCACCAGCAGCAGCCCACTTTAATCCGGTCGCAGTTGTTGAGTCGGCTGTTAAAACGTGTCCATTTGTACCGACAGCAAGGCGCGCAGGTGTATCAGCTGCGGTTGCCGTTATTAGATCGCCTTTCGCATCAAGTATTGTTAGTGGATCTACTGACGACCAAACAAAGTCCATATCAGTATTAGACGCTTTGGATAGGACTTGTCCGGTTGTGCCACCCTTAAGATCAACAAGCGAGGTATCTATTGCGCTGCCTAGCGTTCTAATCGCTAAAGCGCCGTCCTTAACTAGGTCGGTGTCATCGGGCGTCTCCCACCCGAAATTCGTTGTTGTTGCCATTAACTAATCACTCCAATCGCGTCCTGCCATTCTAGGGTATTGAGCACACTATTCCAGCTTTCTGCCGCATTGACTTGGTTCCATCTTTGCGATATTGCCGAAAATTCTGTTGGTGAAGCATTGAGCGTTATTGAAAGGCCCGAGACTGAGGCTCTGAATGTCCAGCCCTCGACATAACCAGTGAATTCGCCACCGAGAAATTGTGGCGGAAGGTTAGTGATTCGAACGGGTTGGCCCATAAAGATAGACAGCAGCGCATCGCGGTCGCCGTTGTCCATCTCTGGGTTTTGTATCGGAAACGTAATGGATTGGAATAGGTAGCGAGGATAGGAACGCAGCTGAATGACTCGATCAGCCATATCCTCGACGTCGGCCGTATTTTTCAAGTAACTTGAAAATTGCTCAGCATAAAGACCAAAAGTTGCCTGTGAGTCTGTGTCTTGAGCAATATACTGAGTATTGAAGTTATTGCCGTAATCAATGATTAGTTTATTGACCAATTCACCCTGTCTTTGGACAATTCCAATACCAGCGCCAATTGCTTGGTTGGCATCGAGGTCGGTGTAGCCGTTGGCGGTGAGGTAATCCTGCCTGTGGCTAGCATCAGCGTAACCAATAAGGCCATTAGCATCTTCATATAAATAACCAAGAGCTGACGAAGCAATCTGATTGGCCACATTGGAAATAACTTGATCCGTAATCTGTCGGCTGCTCATCGTATATTCACCGGCATCAATATCGCCCAAGCCGATATTCTGCGCCTCAGCCCAAGTCTCGGTGGCGTTGTATGTATCCCAAGTTTCGGCTGGTGGAACTTCATTCCAAGAGCCAAGCAATAAATCGTCTAACAAATCTTGTATCTGAGCGCCGTCTAATCCTTCGGCTAGGTTGCCATCGAAGGTGGCTCGTTGCAGTCTGGCTAATGGGCCGATGGCTGTAATAAATATATTTGTCACAACTGCGGTGTTACCAGCCGAAGTTACTGATTGGCGAATATCTGAGATGCGACCACCAAAGATAGGCACATAAGTTGCTGAACTATTTTGGACTTCAATAAGGATCGAGGTATTGACTGTGAATGAATAAACTGTGTTGTCGGTGTTAATAAGGCGAAGCGAGCAATAGCCAGCAGGGGTTGGCGAGTTAATGTCGGTTCTGCCTGTTGTAATTTGTAGGTCGGCTAAAGTGACTGACGTAACCTCTGTGCCATTGGCTTTAATTCGCCAGACGGGTGTCCAAGCTGTCATAAGATTTGGGCGTTAGACCTTAAATCGCCAGCTCCAGTTGTGCCGCGATTAGTGGAATTGTTAAGGGCTAGAACGACAGCTCGGGTGAAGCCTTCCTCATCAATGACGCTTGGGGCATTGACATTAACGATTACGTTCCCCCGTTCCTCAGCTGCGCGGAAAGCTGCTGGATTAAAGCTTGATGGGATTGCACCTGTGCCAGTTGGTACTGTTATCGTGCTAACTGCTGGAGTTGTCACAGTTGGTGTTGAGGCCACTAATTTGCTAGATGGCAAAGTTGTTGCCTTTGGAGTGCTTACCACAGCACCTTGAGGCAAACTGGAACTAGAAACAGTATTGGGCTGGGCGCCAGAGGTTTTAGAGAAATCAACCTTGCCAATCGTTTTAATATCTGGGCCAGGTGTCAAAGCATTTCTTAAACGAATTACTGCATTTAGTCCTGTAATGGCGGCATTAATGATAGGTTCCAAAGCTCGCAAAGCCGCAGCTACCGCATTGACAATAAATCCAGCAATAGAGGCTAAGCCTTTGATACCTGTTGTGAAAGTACCAGTGAAAAACGGAAGTAAGGTATCTTTAGCAAAATCGTAAAGACCTTCAAAGGTAGTTTTATTTTTATTAATGGCGGCAATAACGGGATCAATAGCTGTGGTTTTAAAGTTTGTAAATCCGGGAATGATTTTCTCAGTAATGAAGGTAAGTAACTTTTCGACAATTGGCAGTAAAGCAGTTCCAATGGCTTCTTTGGTTTCATCGAAGGCCACTTGAACTCTAGCAATTTTGCCCTCAAAGGTTTCGGCTTGAGTCGCGGCAGCTCCACCGAAAGTATCACTGAGAGTTGTAATAGCGCCTTCTAAACCAAGTGTTTTTATCTCTGCGGCGCTGAGACCAACACCAAGTCTAGTTAAGGCTCCTGTATTGCCCTCATAGGCTTTACCTAATGCGTTGGAAACTGTCTCAACGTCTTTACCAGTAGCGGCAGAAATATCTAATGCGAGAGTAAGTAAATCTTGAGATTTTGTAACGTCTCCGGTGGCAATAGCCAAGCGCTGAAGAGCTGGACGCAATTTATCGTCCGCCACACCCGTTGCCAATGAAGTCTGTAAAATCTGTTCTTCGACTGCCGCAATTTGCGCGTCTGTTGCGGTTGTGACGTTTTGTAAAGCGGTCTCAAGGCGCTTCTGAGCAGCTTCGTCAGCAATTGCAGCTTTGACGCCATCAATGGCTAATTTGCCAGCATAAGCAGCAGCAGCGGCAGCAGCCGCAGCAAAGGCCGCCGCAGCGACTTTGCCGAATTTTTCTAACTTCCCGCCAAAACCTTGAACTTCATTGTCAGCCGTTCCTAGTTTCTTTTTTAAATCATCGACGTCAGCAAGAATGGATAACTTAAGCGTTCTACTTCCAGCCATTATTTATCCCACTCCTTCAAAATCTTTGAAAACGCTTCTTCCCATTTCTTCACTAATTCAGGCTGAATTTTGCGAAGTGCTGGATAGATGAAATAGCCAGAATTTCCTCGCCCCTTGCGTGGGGTGCGTCGTGGGAACTGACGATAACGATTAGATCCGAATTCGTAACCTGCCCAGAGGTCTTTAGTTGATCCTCCACCAGAGAAACGCTGAGACGCGAATCCATAAGAGAACTCGCCAATCTTCGAGGTGCTGGAAACTTTAACGCCGCTTGTAATGCGATCGACAACGGCTTGTCCAAAGGTTCTTGTGATGCCGTAGGCCCTGACTTCATTCGCGGCATATCGAGCCAGCGCAGAACTCTCGCGTTTAGCCGCATCAACAGCTTCATCGTCCATCGCTTTGAACGCGGTAATGATTGAACGAAGTTCGCGCTTGTCATAGCTGATTGGTAACTCATCTGCCACCTTTGCGCTCCTTCAATATCTCAATCGCCGTTAGAACTTGGTCTATGTCAGTCCACTCGCTCATTGGAATACCGGTTGCAATTGCAATCTCGATTATTAATCGGTTGATGCTTCCGGCTTCGAAACTTTTGGGCTGTCATCTCCAATCGTCATTTCTTCTACCGATAACTCCCATACTTCTTGGGATTTAGTCGGTTTCCCAGCCGCGTCTCGCTTGTAAGCAAAATAGGCTAGGTCGAGGAAGTCCGCTTGTTGGTAGGCCGAAATGTCCTTCATCGAATAAATCGACTTACCCGTTTTGCGTTCCCACTTCGCCCACTCTGGGAGTCCAGCGTTGTAGGTGACTTCCTCGCCATTTGTATATTTAATTGTGATTGCTAACTTCATCTCCCGATGCTCCGATCTCTTAACTGAAGGTTTCTGTGACTGTTCCGTTTGCAATCTTGAAAGTGAATGAAACTGTCTGCGCGTCGATTCCTGATCCACCAGCAGTTGGGAACTCTGGAAGGATTGGGAAGACGAATTGAGCGCCAGTAGCGGCGGTCAAAGTTACGCTAATGGTTGTGTCTGGTGTTGATTCTGCTGCTGCCCAAAGTGCTTCGCATACAGAGTTAGCCTTGCCCCAGTCTGCAAGCATATCGAGCTGGAAAGTGCCTTCGATATTAACTGTCTTGTAAGCCTCGCCGTCGAGAGTTTGATACGTCTCGCGAACGTTGGTCTTGGTCAATACAGCGTTTGTCGCTTGGGCTTCGATGTCCGTTCCACCTGTGAAAGACAGCGAAATGTCGCGACCGGTAATTACTGTGGTTGCCACTTTTTCTCCTTAGT